CAGCCGGTACGCAGACACCGCGCAGCTTGAGCTCATGGCCGCTATGGTCATGCTACACCACCCGACAGTCGAGAAGGTCAAGGGCGTACTCCTGTTTGTGGTGGTTGGCGACATCATCAAGTCTGAGTACACTCGTGCTCAGCTCCCCGAGATTCTGTCCAAGTGGGCAGGCAGAGCCGGGGCCATCGAGAAGGCCGTTGACGCGGGTGTGTGGAATCCCCGCAGTTCAGCCCTTTGCAACTTCTGCCCTGTTTCTTCATGTGAGTACCATCATGGCTAAACCCCGCGATTACGCTGCCGAGTACAAAAATTACCAAGGCACACCTAAACAACTGGCCGCGCAGTCCGAGCGCCATAAAGCGCGACGCGCTTATGAGAAGGCCAACGGCACACTGCCAGATACCGTTGACGTGGACCACAAGAAGGCCATGTCCAAGGGCGGCAAGTCCAAATTGTCCAACCTACGGGCAGTTCCACAAGGCGAGAACACCAGCTTTGCTCGCACAAAAACTGGCGCGATGAAATCGCAAATTTCTAAGCGCGAGCGCAAAAAGTAAGATACGATTTAACCGCCAGCGCCAACTGGCATCCATGATCCTCCTTGAGGGAAGTTTGGCCCGGTAGTTTGCTACCGGGCCTCTTTTTCCGCCTATCAACATTTCTATTCAAAATTTATGCAAGTCATTCAAGACAAAGCTTTGCTGTTCAACACGCGCAAAGCAGGGCAAATCACTGCGATCATTCCTAAGAGTAAAGTGGTTGCGACCAACGGAGATATAGATCAGTTGCTAGTCAACTGGGGTTTTGACGAGGTGCAATTGCTTCGCAACATGGGCATCAAGGACGTTCCTAGCCCCATCCGGGGCAGGTACAAGTGGCCCGGGATGTTCACCCCGTTCGATCATCAACGCACCACTGCGGACTTCCTAACGCTTAACCCTCGCTGCTTTGTGTTTAACGAGGCTGGCACAGGCAAAACGTCTGCCGCCGCGTGGGCCGCTGACTACCTCATGACGCAGGGTAAGGTTAAGCGCGTGTTGATTGTGTGCCCCGTGTCGATCATGGAGACTGCGTGGCGCTCTGACCTGTTCAAGACCGTGATGCACCGCACAGTAGCAATTGCGCAGGGCACAAAGACTCAGAGGCAGGCAGTCGTGGCGGGAAAATACGAGTTCGTCATCATCAACTTCGACGGCGTAAAGGTTGTCACCAACGAGTTAATCAACGGCGGGTTCGACCTCATCATCGTGGACGAGGCCAATGCCATCAAGACCGTGCAGACCGAACGCTGGAAGTGCGTGGCCGCGCTCATAAAGCCCAGTACCCGCCTGTGGATGATGACGGGCACACCTGCATCGCAGTCACCGCTCGATGCGTATGGCTTGGCCAAGCTGGTGAACCCTGACGCTGTGCCTAAGTTCTTCGGCGCGTTCCGCGACCGCGTAATGATTAAGCTCTCGCAGTACCGATGGGCCCCGCGCGCCGACGCACAGACTATCGTGCATCAGGTTTTGCAACCAGCCATTCGATTCACCAAAGCCGAGTGTCTTGACCTGCCGGACATGCTGTACTCCACACGCGAGGTGCCACTCACGCCACAGCAGACCAAGTACTATGACGCAATCCGCAAGCAAATGGCGGTCATCGCAGCAGGCGCAGAAGTCACGGCCGTCAACGCAGCGTCCATGCTCAACAAGCTTCTGCAAATCTCGCAGGGTGCTGTGTACACGGACGACAGAGACGTAGTGGAATTCGACGTGGACAATCGCGTGAATGAACTGCTGGATGTGATCGCTGGCACCAACGAAAAGGTGTTGGTGTTTGTACCGTACCGGCACACGCTGGAGATGCTGAACGAGCGCATTATCAAGGCAGGTTACACCACGGCTACCATCCACGGCGGCGTGGCCGCTAACAAGCGGGCCGAGATTATCAAGGAGTTCCAAACCGAGGATGACCCGCGTGTTCTGGTCATGGTCCCGCAAGCAACTGCACACGGGATTACCCTTACTCGCGCCAACCAAGTTGTCTGGTGGGGCCCAGTAAGCTCCACTGAAATCTACATCCAAGCCAATGCCCGGGCACACCGCGCAGGGCAGAAAAACTGCGTTACAGTCACCCACCTGCAAGGCAGCCCAGTGGAGCGGCGCGTGTACAGCATGCTCCAGAACAAGGTCGATCTACACCAAGCCCTAGTTGATTTGTACAAACAAGTGCTTGACGACAAGATTTGACAGTGTATAATTTAATTTCGTTCAACATAAATCAAAGAGAATTCCCCATGGATGCAAACACACTGGTAAAGGTCTACGTCAAAATTCGTGACGCCAAGGCTGCAAAAACAAAAGAGATGGAAGCAGAGATCGCCGCACTCGACGAGCAAATGCAAACCATTGAAACAGAGCTGCTGGAGCTGTGCAAGACCACAGGTCAAGACGGCGGCAAAACACAATTCGGATCGTTCCGTCGATCCGTTAAGACTCGGTACTGGACTTCCGATTGGGACAGCATGTACCGTTTCATCAAAGAGCACGATGCACCAGAGCTTCTGGAGCGTCGCGTAAGTCAGACAACCTTCAAGGAATTCTTGCAGGCCAACCCTGACAAATTGCCCGAGGGCATGAACGTAGACTCGCGCTACGCCATCACTGTTACCCGAGCACGTTAAATCAACCAAGGAAATCAACATGAGCAATATGACACTTTTCAAATCCGGTTCCGTTATCCCCGACTACTTGCGTGAGGTATCTGACGCAACCACCAAAGACATCGCGGGCTCGTCCGGCGGTAAGCAAATCTCCATCAAGGGCGGCGTATGGCGCATGGTGGTTGGTGGCGAAGAAGTCGCAAAGAACGAAGAGCGTGCCATGAACATCGTGGTGATCTCGGCCGGTAAGGGTGTGTCTCGTACGTTCTACGCGGACAAGTACGAAGAAGGTAAGGACATCAAGCCAGCATGCTGGTCCGCCGAAGGCGTGGTGCCCAACGAAGAAGTGCCAAACCCACAAGGCAAGACCTGCGCTACCTGCCCTCAGAACATCGAAGGCTCTGGTGATGGCAAGTCCCGCGCATGCCGTTACAGCAAGCGTCTGGCCGTGGCTTTGGAGAACGACATCTCCGGCAACATCTACCGCCTGTCGGTGCCCGCCAAGTCGTACTTTGGTAAGGCCGACGGCGACAAGATGCCTCTGCAAGCCTACGGCAAGTTCTTGTCTGGCCACGGTATCCCAATCACCGGCGTTGTGACCGAAGCCCGCTTCGACACTGCCGAGGCTGTGCCTGTGCTGAAGTTCCGCGCCGTGCGCCCTCTGGAGCGCTCCGAGTGGGAGGAAGCCAAGGCCCAGAGCCAGACCGAAGACGCTGCGCAAGCTGTCGAGTTCAAGATGGTGCCAAGCAAGAAGGAAAGCCAACCTGCGCTGCCAGCAGCTTTCAAGGACGCAGAGATTCCCGCCAAGGAAGCAGCTGTGCCCAAGCTGGAAGCCGAGGAAGTGGCCGAGCCAGTCAAGCGCGCCGCCAAACCCAAAGCTGAAACTACACCTACCTCCGCAAAAGCTGTGAACGACGTTCTGGCTGCATGGGCTACAGACGACGATGAGTAACAGACTCCGAGGGTACGACTCCCTCTTCATCCGCAAGGTGGAAGAAGCCGACCAGAAGCCAGTTGTTTTGCAACTGGCCGATGTGTGCATCGAGAGAAACGTCCCCGTCACGGAAGTGGCTGAGCTGTTCGGTGTGACTCGTGCGACTGTCTACAACTGGATGACGGGTAAGACGACACCAACCCCTCGGTATCTGGCTCTGATTCCAAAGATCACCGCGCGCTTGTCCAAGCGTAAGTGATCGCGCCCAGTGGGGCGGCAGGTTGTCCTGCCGCCCCTTTTTTATTCCAGTTACCCGCGAGGTTTTGTGACTGACTTTCTCGACTCCGTTCTGCCCGCACAGGGCACGTACTGCACGGTGGGGATCAGGTCCGGTGTAGTCAAGCAATCGTTCCAAGCCACGATTGCTGACGTTGATGCTATTGGAAGTGGGCTTGATGCGACAGGTGTGGATGCGTACTTTGCGCTGGCCACATACAACGACGACTCAAGCCGCAAGGTAGACAACGCAGTGTCCCTGCGGTCGTTCTTTCTTGATCTGGATTGCGGCACGGGCAAGCCCTACGCCGACCAGCCTGCCGCTGCTCAAGCACTCTCCATCTTCACTAAAGACACCGGGCTCCCAAGCCCCACAGTGGTCAATTCAGGCGGTGGCCTGCACGTATATTGGCCTCTCACAGAAGACGTAGCTGTAGCCGACTGGCTGCCGCACGCAAAATCACTCAAGCGCTTGTGTGTTCAGCAGAACCTCCACGCAGACCCTGCGGTGACTGCGGACGCGGCGCGTATTCTGCGCATCCCCGGAACCCACAACTTCAAAGGTGGCCAGAGCCGACCCGTGCAGATCATGGCGCAAGGTCAGCCGACTGAGCTTAAATCGTTCGTTGCGCTCTTACCGCATGCTCCCACTGACCTGTCAGCGGCCAAAGCGTACGGCATGGACGCTTCGACCCGCGAGATTGCGGGTGGGGAATACCCTAAGTGTATGTTTGCCCGCGTGGTGACGCGCAGTGTCAACGGCACAGGCTGTAACCAGATCAAACACGCCTTGGTGGACGCGGCTACCTTGGAGGAGCCCTTGTGGCGCGCCGCCCTGTCGATCGCCATCCGGTGTGAAGATGGGGCA